ATTATGGCAAATGAATTAAAAAGAATTGCTCATAGACATACGATTGAGATACTTGGTATAATGTCTGAACATTTACCACATATATTAAAAGGTATTCAATCAGAGTTAAGAATGAAAGCAGATAAAGAATATAAATGTTCACTTTTAGAAGGCACGAGGTATCCTTGTAAATGATTAATTCAATTATTTTAATTTTGACATTTATACTTGTTTTGAACTTAACAAGAATACATGATAAAATCTGTATGATATTATCAAAACTAGATGAGAGATTTTTTGGAGGTTAAATTATGAAACACAATGGTTACTTTGCAATGGTATTAGATAATGAATGGAGTGAGGTGGTCAGCCGAAATGCAACAATGGATGTTGTTAGGTCGGACCATATTACCATTGCATATAAACCTACTGATGAAAATTATCAGAAACTTTTACCATTGATTGGTAAAAGAGCAAATGCCTATATTAATCAATATAGAGCAAATGAAAGTATAGAAGCTTTTATGGTTGATTTGATATGTTGCGATAGCTACAGTCTAACAGAGGAAGAAAAAGTTGTAGAAAGAGTAGATGATGGTCAAGCACACATAACAATATCACATAAAAAAGGTATTAGACCTGGCGAAGCTAATACTATGTTTACAGCCCCAACGAAAACGGAAGATAGAGTTGGTTATGTAGAAGGAACTTTCAAGTGGATTCCATTTTTAAAAATGGTAGTAAATAACGAAAAATAGGAGAGAATATGTACACAATACAAGAAATAAAAGATGAATTTGCAAAAGCAAAAGCAAAAGACCAAAGTGGTAAACGAGAAGTATATACTGCTCGTGCAGCTATGATGAAAAAACATATGGAAGAAGAAAGAGATATGCCAGAGTTGTATGAAAATTTAATATCATCAAATGGTTTACCTGCTTTTAATTTTGCTGGATTATGTGAGACATATTCATCTGATAATCCAAAAGAATATTTTTGGTTGAAAAAATATGGTATGACATACAGAGAAGTATGGATGAAAAAAGACCCTAAAACATTTAGTGGTTCTACAGAAGATATGATTGAGAGCGTTTCTGTTGATGTACCAGTTGTACCAGAAGATGATGTATCTAGAACCGTAGGAGAAATGAATGAAGTATAGTGAAGAAAAGATTCTTTTAGAAGTCAGTCAGTATATTGAAGGCACATATAATCAACATTATAGTACCGACAAAGACGGTTTTCAGGTGCAAGATATGCTACGACATTTAGATATTGATAAAGATTTCTGCCAAGCCAATGCAATTAAGTATTTGTGTAGATATGGTAAGAAAGACGGTAAAAACCGTAAAGATTTGTTAAAAGCAATACATTACATAATTTTATTATTATCAAGTGAGGACAGCAATGGTAAGTGATTACTTAAAATTTTTAGATGAAATATTAATGATTAGAGCATCCGTAGAAGTAGCTTTAGAAAAAACTGATATCAGAGAAAAGACTGAAGTATTGGTTGATATTAGAGACTATGTGGATGGTTTGGCCGCTGAATACAATAATAAAATAGAGGATATTGAAAAAGACATGGAAAATGAAGCTGCAAAAACATTGCATTAAGGCTTGACAAGTGTTTATTTTTAGTGTATCCTGGACAACAATGAATTACTATAACTGTAATAGTCTTGACCGACTTTAAAGGTCAAATTGAAATAACTTTAAGGAGTAATATAATATGGCAAGAGCTAGACTAAGCAAAAAACAAAAAGTACTAAACCTACTATCAAAAGGTGAACCAGTATATTGGAGAACACTAAGAAGTAGATTTGATTTAACATCACCAAGAGCAATGATTGATACATTACGCTCAGAAGGACATATGATTTATGTTAATCAAGGTACAGGTACTAACCGTAACAATACTTCATATCGTATGGGTACACCGTCTAAGGCGATTGTAGCTGCTGGTATTAAGGCACTATATGGTACAGAGTACGCTTATAGTTCTTAATAGGTTCAACACGGCGACCTTCGGGTCGCCATTCTGTGGGAGATTATTTTATGTATCATAAGATAAGCGCAATGTGTGATAAAGCAAATGTTATCTACACAAAAAGTTTAGAATTAAGACACTTGAAATATAGTAAATCAATCAAAGATGATTTAGAAAAAGCAGAAAGGGATTTTCAAATAGATATATTAATACAAGACATTCAGGCATTATGTAGTGAGATAGCAAATGATAAAGGTAATTACATTAAAAAGAATTATTAGTCTATCATTAGTATTATTACTATTGCAAGGGTGTATTATTAATAGAACACATACTGGCGCTTTATTAGGTGCAGCTACGACTACTTCATTATGTATAAACGCTGACCCTTATGTTGTAGCGACTTGTGCTTTAGGTGGTGCATTTGTAGGTGCTGAATTAATGTACAACAGCGATTATGATTTACATGCAGCTGCATTTGTTGACCATTTGAACACATCACCTAATGGCGCCTCTTATACAAATTGGTATAACAGAGAGACAGGTAATAGTGGCATTATACATATTACGAAGTCTTATCTGGAAGGACCAATGAAATGCAAAGACTATAGCTCAACAATAGATATCACAAATAGTTGGCCTTTAGTTGGTATTGGTGGAAATAAAAGAGATATGACATTTGGTACTGCTTGTCAATTACCAGATGGCAGGTGGATAACAAAGTGAGAATAGATTGGCAACCAATAATTGCACTTTTAATTATGATAGTATTACTTATATATACTATGCAAAAGGCACACGGTGAAGAAGAATTATATTCAAAGATTAGAACGATTGACCCACAAGAAGTGAATGGTCAATATTGTTATGTAAAAATTATTATAGAAGAACAAGAAGATAGAATTATTAAAAAAGAAGTTTTAGAATGTGCTGATGGTAGAAAAGGTATAGATACACCAGGTTATTGGGAACTATTTGCACAATTCTATTATCGTGATATATCGGCACCAGAATATTGCCGTTATTATAGTAGGCCAAATCATGTATTTAAATCATATGGTAAAACTTGTTTGAAAAAGAATGGCCGTTGGGAGGTGAGATGATAAAAAATATAATAATAATATGTCTAGTCTTTATGGTAGTTACTGAGGTAAGTGGCTCAGATGTAATAGACTTCATAGAAGAAAATCAGATAAAAGATAGAGTATCTGTATTTTTAAGAGAACTAATTAATATAATGAAAGGAGTGTGAAATGAATAAACTTATATTATTAATGAGTGCATTAGTATTGACAGGTTGTAATCAGACAATGAAAATGTATTCAATCAAAGCTGAAACAGGCGATTCTATGAGAGAAGTGCCTGCTTGGTATATGTCAGACCACAGTACAGTAGAAAATGCTTGTGGAAAAACTAAAGAAGAAAAAAGACAATGTATATTTGGTGTAGGTACATCAGTATCTCCTGATTTAAACCTTGCAATTGAAAAGGCAAAGATGTTGGCTAAAGCTGAACTTGCTGATATGATAAAAGGTGAAATGAATAAACAATCAAAACAGTTTATTACAGAATTAGGTAAAACTGAAAAAAGAACCGTTGTAACAGAAGCTGAATCTATTCTTGTAAATGAAATAGCAAAAACACCTGTACGAGGTTATGAAGTATTTGCTCAAGATGTTACACTTACAAGACAAGGTTATTATCGTGCTTGGATTGGTTTAAGATTACCAATGGGTGAGTTTAATAAGATGTATAACTATACTGTAGAACAAGCTGTAAATGCATACAGCACTAAAACAGAAGATAAAAATGTATTTGATGACTTTATGTCTTCTATAGAGGAAGGAGAAAATGAGAATAATAGTGTACAGTAAAAACAATTGTATCTATTGTACAAAGGCAAAAGGTCTTTTAGATAAATTGAACCTTAAATATATAGAAAAAAAATTTGAAGATTTTGAATCTGTAGATGATTTTAAAAAAGACATAGGTAAACAAGTAAGAACTATGCCACAAATAAAGATTAATGGAAATCTTATTGGTGGGTACAATCAATTAGTAGAACACTTTACTGAACAAGGTTTAGTTAACTTTAAAGGAGAGATAGTTGAGCGAAGACAAGGATAAAGAAAACATTAAAAATAATGTTTTACAGTTTCCTAACAGGATGGCAGGCCAACTAGATAAAGGTCAAGATTCTTGGAAACTTGATGATTTGTGGGAGTTTACTCCGAATGGCAAATCATCTGGTGATGAATTTGTAGATGGTGAAGATGTAAGTCAACAAGAAAAGTTTGATAATTTTGTTGATTCTTTAGTTGATGAACTATCTATAGGTTTTATAAAAACCTTAGTGGACGCTGGCATAGATATTAATGAAGAATATTTTTATAAAGATTTAGCATTTGTATGTGAAATGTTTAGAGGTTTATGTATTAGAAATTTTGGACAAAAACATATTTCACAAAGAGTTATGGACAAATTGGTGTCTTTACGAAAAGATTTAGAAGGTAAAATACAACCTGTTATAGACTATGCACCTATATTAGATGAATATGATTATAAAATTCTAAATCCAAATCAGTTAGTTTTTGATTTTTACAAAGATGATATTGAAATACAATTTCAACCTGATATTGAATGGCCTGAGGATGACCAATGAGTATATTAGTTGACCTAAATCAGGTACTTATTTCTAATGTAATGGCACAAACCAGAGGCCAAGAAGAAGCTAACCTTGATATGATACGACATATGGTTATCAATTCTATCAGAGGTTATAATCTT